CAAAAGAAAGGTGGAGCTGTAAAAAGAACTGCCAAGAAAAAGTAATACACTTAAACTACTATGATCCAGGTACTTTCTGTGCCTGGATTTTTATTTTAAATAAATTTTGTTTAAACAATTATTGTATATTTGTGTAAACTTAATATGTATAACAATGGAAAACCAACAAATGAATGAGCAACTAACACCAGAAGAGTTAGAAGCTAGAAGATTAGAGATGCAAGATTTTTATGAAAAATCAGTACCATTTCTTGAAGCACAATCAAAGTATGAAAAACTACTTACAGAAATTGAGGAAGCAAGATACAAAAGAGCAACTATGCAGATTCAATATGCAAACATAGTAGCTGCTACTCAACAACCAGAAGAAGATGATGAGTTGAATGCAACTCAAGCTCCACCACGACCTACAGCAACAGCACCAACTGAAGGTAAAAAACTTAGAAAAAATTAATGGCACTTGTTAATCAAGTACAGAAAAGGGTAAGAATGCCCAAATGGGATATTGTTAAATTTCAGATTCTCACTCATTGTTATGTAAATCATGTAACAATGAGTGAGTCTGATTTAAATTGCCTAACATTACTCAGTTTTAATCAACCGATTGAACTAAGTAATTTTTGTCTTGATGCCTCTTCAGAAGAAGATTGGATTTTTAAATCTCCACAAACAGTTAGAAATAGTATTAATAAAGCTGAGAAAATTGGTTTAGTAGTAAAAGACCCTTCTGATAAGAAGACTATTATGTTAAACCCAAATATGAAAGTTCAAACTGAAGGTACTATTTTATTAGACTATAAATTTTTAGGGAATGATACCGAAAAAAAGTAATAGTCTATACTCTGAAGTAAGTGAAGAATTTGATATTTCTGAAGATTTAGTAGAATCATTAATTGAGAACTACTATAAAACATTAAGAAAAAAGTTAAGTGCACTTAGTGATATTAGAATAAACGTAGATGGTTTAGGTCACTTTGTACTTAAAATTAAAAAGGTTAAAAATGCAATACCTCATTATGAAAAGATTTTAAAGAATCATGATACTTCAACATTTGGTGCTTATCATAATAAAAAAAGTGTAGAGGAAAAACTTGATCTTTTAAAAAATATTCATGAAAAAGCTGAGGCAGAATTAGTCAAAAGAAAAAAATTTAAAGATGAAAAATACACTCAAAATAATTTGGCAAAATCGGAAACAGATCATAGAGGGGATAACCAATAGTGTTATTAGAGATGAGACTGTAGAAGAAATTGCTAGATTGAGATATTCTATTTGTGATGAATGTCCAAGTAAAGGAAAGAAATGTGCTGTAAAAGGAACAGCACCATGTTGCAATGAATGTGGATGTTCTTTAAACTTTAAGACTAGATCACTTGCTTCAGAATGTCCTCTTGGTAAATGGGAAGCACTTGCTACTGTAGAAGAAGAAGATAAATTAGAAGAACTATGAGCATAGTATTTAATGCAGAAGATCACAGTTACAAAAGTATAGATGGTTCTGAAGGAATCAACTGGACAAGTGTGACTACACTTATCTCTAGTTTAAAGAAACCATTTGATGCTAAAGCTATAGCTGCAAAAGTTACTAAAAACAAACGTTCTAAGTGGTATGGTATTGAACCTAAAATTATTGAACAGATTTGGAAAAATGAATCTGATAGAGCAGTAAGTCTTGGTACATATTATCATAATCAACGAGAAGCAGATTTATGTTCTTTAGCATCTATTGAGAGAGAAGGCATAACTGTACCGGTAATTTCTCCATCAGGAGAACATGATGGTATTAGATATGCACCCTCTCAAAAGTTAGATCCAGGCGTGTATCCAGAACATATGGTTTATCTTAAGTCTGCAGGTATCTGTGGACAATCAGATTTAGTTGAAGTAGTCAATGGTAAAGTAAATATCATTGACTACAAGACTAATAAAGAAATTAAGACTGAATCTTTTGTAAACTGGGAAGGTATTTCTGAAAAACTTCTTGCCCCGGTAGATCATTTGGATGACTGTAACTTTAATCATTATGCATTACAGCTTAGTATTTATATGTATATTATACTAAAGCACAATCCTAAGTTAAAACCCGGGAGAATCTTTATACATCATATTAGCTTTGAACAAGCAGGGGAAGATCAATATGGATATCCAATTGCAGCAAAAGACCAAGATGGTAATCCAATTGTAAAAGAAGTAAAACCTATGGCTGTTCCATATCTTGTAGATGAAGTAATTTCTGTATTGCATCATGTAAAAGATCATCCAGTAAAAAAGAAATAATATGATAGCAAGATTATTTGATGTTCAGAATGGAGTAGTAATTCCTACAGAACATTGTTATACATTAAAGGCTTTAAAAGATGTAATGGATAACTATCCAGAAGATCATTTAAAGATTTACTTGTATTTATTTTATATGACATGTCCTAATCCGGATATGAACCCTTTCTTTAATACTCCAGATATAGATAAGGAAGACATAATTTTAAAGGAAATACAAGCAGAGTTTTCTACAGAAGATGATGATATACACACTGCTTTGTTATTTTGTCAAAGAATGTATGAGACTCCTACATCTAGAGCATATAAAGGAATGGCATCTATGTTAGATAGATTAGCTAGATACATGGAGACTACACAGATTACTGCAGGTAGAGATGGAAATATTAATTCACTAGTTGCTGCAGCTAAAAACTTTGACCAGATTAGAGCATCATTTAAAGGAGTCTACAAAGATCTTCAGGATGAACAATCAAGCAAAGTAAGAGGTGGTCAGGGTCTAGCATACGATAGTTAATTATGAGTGAAATTTATCAAGACATACCAACCTATGACAATGGAACATGGACAACAAGTAGCTTTGAATCCAGAGAGGACTTCAATAACTGCATATCTGAGCTTTTCAGAGAACCCGGTAAGTACGGATTCAACAGTACAACTAATCAGATATTTGTATCTGAGTCAAGAAGATTTAGAGATAACGGAGTATATTGCACAGCCCCGTTCAAATCTAAAGACTTTATAGCTTATTGGGATGACCAAAAGCAAAAGTGTAGAAAGGGAGTATTTTATATAGAAGGAGATAAGAAGTGGTATCTTACTAGAGACTACTATATGTGGTTGAACTTCTTACCTATCTTTGATAAGGAACAACAAAAATTTGACTTTGCAAAAATCAGGGATGCACAGTATCATATGGCATTATATGAATTACTTGCAGAACTTAACTATAAACATGTTGCTATCCTGAAGAAACGTCAGATAGCATCTTCATACTTTCACATCTCTAAATTACTCAATCAACTTTGGTTTGAAGCAGGGGTAACTTTAAAGATGGGAGCCAGTCTCAAGGATTACATCAATGAGAAAGGTTCTTGGAAGTTCATGTCGGAATATGCTGCCTTCTTGAATGAACACACTGCATGGTACCGTCCAATGTCTCCAGACAAAGTCTTAATGTGGCAGCAGAAGATTGAAGTAAGAAAAGGGGACAGAAAAACAGAAGTGGGTCTAAAGGGTACCATGCAGGGCATGTCATTTGAAAAAGATCCTACAAATGGTGTAGGGGGTCCGGTAAAATACTTCTTTCATGAGGAAGCAGGTATTGCTCCTAAGATGGATCAGACATATGAGTATATGAGACCTGCAATGAGATCTGGTATGATTACTACAGGTATGTTTATTGCAGCTGGATCAGTGGGTGATTTATCTCAATGTAATCCATTGAGAGATATGATTCTTAATCCAAACTCTAAAGATATTTATGCTGTAGAAACTAATCTTATTGATGCAAAAGGTACTGAAGGTTTGTCAGGATTGTTTATTCCTGAGCAGTGGTCAATGCCTCCACACATTGATGACTATGGTAATTCACTTGTAGAAGAGGCATTAAAAGCATTGGATGATCAGTTTGCAAAGTGGAAAGATGAGTTATCTCCAGAAGACTATCAGTTAAGGATATCTCAGCATCCTAGAAACATTGAAGAAGCATTTGCACATAGATCTGTATCTGTATTTCCTCCACACTTAGTTGCTGCACAAGCAAGAAGAATTGAAGAGAAAGAATATGCTTATGAGTTCTTAGATATATCAACAGATGAGAACGGTAAACCTACTGTGAAAACATCTAATAAAATGCCTATTCGGGAGTTTCCCATTACTAAAAAGACTGAAGATAAAACAGGTTGTTTAGTAGTATGGGAAAGACCCGTTAAAGATCCTACCTTTGGACAGTACTATGCATCTATTGACCCCGTATCAGAGGGTAAGACAACAACATCAGAATCACTTTGTTCCATCTATGTAATGAAGGCTCCCGTTCAAGTGACTAAAGTTACGGGAACAGAGACTGAAACATACATAGAACCAGACAAGATTGTAGCTGCTTGGTGTGGTAGGTTTGATGACCTTAACAAAACTCACCAGAGACTAGAACTTATTATAGAATGGTATAATGCTTGGACAGTAATTGAGAACAACATCTCATTGTTTATTCAGTACATGATGTCAAGAAAGAAACAGAGATTCTTAGTACCTAAGAGTCAGATAATGTTTTTAAAAGATCTTGGTTCAAATACTAACGTTTTTCAGGAGTATGGTTGGAAAAATACAGGTACATTGTTTAAACAACATCTTCTGAATTATGCTATTGAGTATACTAAAGAAGAGTTGGATGTAGAAACAAAAGCTGATGGTACTATTGTTAGAACTAAATATGGTATAGAAAGAATACCAGATCCTATGTTGTTAACTGAAATGAGGGAGTATGCTGCAGGTGTCAACGTGGATAGACTGGTTGCATTCTGTGCACTAGTTGCTTTTATGAGAATTCAACAGTCTAACAGGGGTTATGCTAAACGTGTTATCATGGATGATGCAGCTAAAAACTTGCAAAAGTCAGAAAATTTGTTTAAATTAAATAAGAGTCCGTTTAGACATATGGGTAATGGAATGAGAAATACTATGAGTGGATTTCAGAAATCTGCTTTTAAAAATATTAAATAAAAAGTTATGCAGGTATATAACGCATTACAACTTAAGAAAGGTGCTAAAGTAGAACAAAATAGATTGGGTAGTATTACCCAACCATTACAGTTTTTACCTAAGAAAGATAAAACTGAAGAATGGGCTGCGTGGAATCTTGACTGGTTAGAATGGCAGGGATTAAAACAGATCCGTAGAAATGCCCGTAGACTAATGAAGAACTACAAACTTGCAAAAGGTATTATTGATAGAAGCGACTACATTGTAGAAGAAAACAATGACTACAGAGAAATTGTAGAAGTACTGACTAAAGAAGATGGGTCTGCTCTTGAGTTAAAGTTTTATCCTATTATTCCTAATGTAATTAACGTACTTGTTGCAGAGTTTGCAAAAAGAGCTACAAGATTAAGTTACAGAGCTGTTGATGATTTTTCATATAATGAAATGCTTGAGCAAAAAAGAGCACAAGTAGAACAGACATTAATGGCTGATGCAACAACTAAGATGTTGGCAGCAATGTTAGAACAAGGACTTGATCCTAATTCTCCAGAAGCTCAAGAACAAATTTCTCCAGAAAAAATTAAGTCCTTACCAGAAATTGAACAGTTCTTTAAGAAAGACTACCGTTCAATGATTGAACAATGGGCAGAGCATCAACATAAAGTAGATGTTGAAAGATTCAGAATGGATGAGTTAGAAGAAAGAGCTTTCCGTGATATGTTAATCACAGATAGAGAATTCTGGCACATGAGAATGATGGAAGATGATTATGATGTAGAACTATGGAATCCTGTTGTTACATTTTATCACAAGTCTCCAGATGTAAGATATATTTCTCAAAGTAACTGGGTAGGTAAAACAGATATGTTTACTGTATCTGATGTTATTGATAAGTACGGACATTTGCTTACTGAAGAACAACATGAAGCATTAGAAGCTGTTTACCCTATTAGATCTGCAGGATATACTATTGGTGGTATGCAGAATGATGGTTCATTCTATGATGCTACTAAATCTCATGACTGGAATGTTAACATGCCTTCATTAGCATACAGACAGTATACTTCTTTTATGTCTGGTAATGTATTAGATGGATCTGATATTATTACTCAAATCCTTGCAGAAGGAGAAGATTACTATGATCAAGGTACTGCATATCTTCTTAGAGTAAGTACATGTTATTGGAAGTCTCAAAGAAAGATTGGACATCTTACCAAAATTACTGAAGAAGGAGAGGTAACAAATGAAATTATATCTGAAGATTATAAGATTACAGATAAACCACTCTATGATACAAGACTCTTTAAAAATAAAAACAAAGACAATTTATTGTTTGGAGAGCACATTGATTGGATTTGGATTAACGAGGTTTGGGGTGGTGTAAAAATTGGACCTAATGTTCCTTCTTTCTGGGGTATGAATAACCCGGGAGGATTCTCCCCTATCTATATAGGAACCGATAGAAATCATATTGGTCCATTAAAATTTCAATTTAAAGGTGACAACTCACTATATGGTTGTAAACTTCCTGTAGAAGGTTCCGTATTCTCAGATAGGAATACTAAGTCTACTGCACTCATTGACTTAATGAAACCATACCAGATTGGATACAACATTGTAAACAATCAGATTGCAGATATCTTAGTAGATGAGCTTGGTACTGTAATCATGTTAGACCAGAACTCTTTACCAAGACACTCCTTAGGAGAAGACTGGGGGAAAGGTAACTTGGCTAAAGCATATGTAGCAATGAAGAACTTCCAGATGCTACCATTGGATACTTCAATTACTAATACAGAAAATGCATTAAACTTTAATCATTTTCAGAAACTAGATCTTGAACAAACAAACCGTTTAATGTCTAGGATTCAACTTGCTAACTATTTTAAACAACAAGCATATGAAGTAATTGGTGTCAGTCCACAAAGAATGGGACAACAGTTATCTCAAACAACTGCTACCGGAGTAGAACAAGCAATGGCAGCATCATATGCACAGACTGAGATATACTTTATCCAACACTGTGACTATTTGATGCCGAGAGTACATCAGATGAGAACAGACTTAGCTCAGTTCTATAATTCAACTAAACCATCTGCAAGGTTGACTTACATTACAGGTGCAGATGAAAAAGTAAACTTTGAGATTAATGGTACAGATCTTTTACTTAGAGATCTTAATATTGCTATTAGTACAAATGCTAACCATAGAGCTGTTCTTGAGCAACTTAAACAAATGGCTCTTCAAAATAATACTACTGGTGCATCTATTTATGACTTAGGTAAGGTTGTACAATCTGATTCAGTTGCTGCTCTCAACACTGTATTGAAAGATTCTGAACAAAAACAACAGGCTCAGAAAGAACAAGAAATGCAACAACAACAACAAATGCAAGAACAACAACTTCAGAAACAACAAGAGATTGAACAAATGAAGATTGATTCTACTGCAATGGAGAAAGAAAAAGATAGACAAAGAGATATCTTGGTTGCAGAAATTAGAGCTGCTGGGTACGGTGCTGTAGGAGATGTTAATGAAAATCAGATGTCTGATTATCAAGATGCTATGAAAGACATTAGAGATACAGAACAATATCAAGAACAAACGTCTCTTCAAAGAGAGAAAGAATCTAATAGAATGACTATTGAATCTCAAAAAAGTCAACTTGAAAGAGAGAAAATCCAGTCACAGAAAGAGATTGCAGATAGACAATTACAAATTGCACAAGAGAATAAAAACAGATTTGATCAAAAACCAAATAAACAGAATAAGTAGTTAGCTATATATTCCAGTTTTTTTTTCAAGTTATTTAAATTTCTCAAGTTTAATTAGTATATTAAAGTATAACCAAAAACCAACAATAATGGAAGAAGCAATAAAAAATCCTGAGGAAGCTCAGGTGCTAGATACTACAACGGTAGATCAGGTTGATGTAAATATAGATGAGATCTTTGGTATGCCTGGAGCAGAAAGTGTTATGCTTCCTGAAGATAAAGACTCTAAACCAAAGTCAATGTTTCATAAAGAAACAACTGACACATCGTTCTTTGACAATCCTACTACTACTCTTGAAGAAAAACAAGAAGCAAAAGAAAAGAAAATTGAGGTTGATGAAACCATTGCTGAACTTGATAGTTTAATTTCTCAAGAAGAGGATGCCGGTAATAAGGGAAGACCAAAGGTTGATAAATCAGGTCTTGCTGAGTTAGCTTCTAAAATGATTGAAGAAGGAACTCTATTTGGTTTTGATGATGATAAACCATTAGAAGAGTATACTACAAAAGACTTCCGTGAGCTATTTGAAGCTAACTTCCAAGAGAGAGAAAACAAGGTAAGAGAGAATACTCCAAGAGAGTTTTTCAATGCTTTACCAGAAGAACTTCAATATGCTGCAAAGTATGTTGCTGATGGTGGACAAGATTTGAAAGGTCTTTTTAGAACTCTTGCTCAAGTAGAAGAAATGAGACAACTAGATCCTGCTGATGAGTATGATCAAGCAGAAATCTCAAGACAGTATTTATATGCAACTGGTTTTGGAACTCCTGAAGAAATTGAATCTGAGATTCAAGATTGGAGAGATTTGAATAGACTTGAACAAAAAGCAAATCAATTCAAACCTAAGTTAGATGCAATGCAAGAAGAAATTGTTGCAAGACAACTAGCTGAACAAGAACAGAAAAAACAAATGCAAGCTGAACAAGCAAAAGCATATCAAGAAAATGTTTATACTACTTTAGCTAATGGTGCTATTGGTGGTCTTAAACTTGATAAAAAAGTTCAAGGTATGTTGTTCTCTGGTTTAGTTCAACCAAACTATCCATCAATCTCTGGTAAACCTACAAACTTACTAGGACACTTGTTAGAGAAGTATCAGTTTGTAGAACCAAGACATGACCTTATTGCAGAAGCTCTTTGGTTACTTGCAGATCCAGGTGGATACAAAAATAAAGTAAGAGAACAAGGTAGTAAACAAGCAGTAGAAAAAACAGTACGACAACTGAAAACAGAAGAGTCAAGAAAATTGACATCATCTGTAAATAGTCAATATGAGGATGAACCTAGAAGACCAAGTGCTCCTAGATCTGAACCAAGAAAGATTTCTAAAAACAGTATGTTTAGAAGATTTTAATAAGTAACAATTTAAATTAATATATACAAATGGCAACTCCAGTTTTAAACAATGGTATATTCCTTAGGGATACCGCTTACAACGCAAGTTCCCATGTGGATTCATACCACTTGGTGAACATGCTGAAAGATGCTGAACCAATGGATCTTGGTCCAGTGGATCTATGGGCTATGGCTCAAAAGGTTGAAATGCCTCTTTATCAAATGTCTTCATTTGGTGGGAAAAATGTAATCATGGTAGACAATGCTCGTGGAGAGTACAAATGGCAGACTCCTGTTTCTACAGACCTTCCATATGTAATTGAAGACATTGAACCAGATAACTCATTCAAAGGTATTGAAGGTTCTACTTTCCGTATCAAATTAAGCCGTAGAGAATTTGGACATGGTGATATCATCACTTATGACAAATACAACGGTGTTGAGATGTACATTACTTCTGAAGATATTCTTCCTATTGGTGATGGTTTCATCTATACTGTACAGTTGGTAAACAATGACAACTTCAAATACTTAGATAATAAGTACTTGGCTAATGGTACTAAAGTATTCCGTAAAGGTTCTGCACGTGGTGAGTACGGTGAGAGATTCTCTGACATTACTACAAGAACTGGTTTCCGTGAATTCTACAACTTCGTAGGTGGTGCAGAAGCTCACGTTCACTACTCTATCTCTAGTCGTGCTGACTTGATGATCAAAGGTGGTATGAATGCAGATGGTACAGTTCCTGTAACTGAGATCTGGAGAAACTTTGGTGCAACAAATGACCCATCTATCACTTCTTTGGAAGACATGGTGAAAGTTATGGGTAAAGACAAAGTGAAAAAAGCATTTGATAACGGTGACTTATCAAGAACATTCCTTACTGGAATGGAAGCTGCTCACTTGTCTAAAGTTGCAACTGACATTGAGACTTACCTTATGTGGGGTCAAGGTGGTAGAGTTCGTCAAGATGGTCCAGATGACCTTCGTTTGTCTGTGGGTCTTTGGAAACAGTTGGATAACTCTTTCAAAAGAATCTATAACAAAAACAACTTCACACTTGACTTGTTCCGTTCTGAGATCTACAACTTCTTCAATGGTAAAGTTGAGTTCCAAGGACCAGATCCAAAACGCAGCCTAGTTGTACAAACAGGTATGGGTGGTATGAGAATGGTAAATGAAGCTATCAAGAAAGAAGCAGTATCTTCTGGTCTTCTTATCCAAGCTGCTGATATCGGTGCAATCACTGGTAAAGGTATGGACTTGAACTTTGGTTTTGCTTACACTTCTTATGTTATTCCATTCTTGGC